ACGTAAAAACAAAAATAAATAATAAACAATATAGTTATGGAAAAAAACACATTGAATGGATTTGAAGTATTTAGTAATTTCAATCCTAATGTAGGTAAAAATTCTGATGATATTGACATAGATCCCAACAAGATTGAAGAGTCTTTTGAATAGATGTCTGATGAAGAGTTAGAGCAAGTAAAAAATATTGCTAAACAAAAGAAGACTCCTAAAATCGAAGATGATGAAGAGGAAGAAGTAATAGAGGACGAAGAGGATACTGAAGAAAAAGAGGAACCTAAGAAATCTAAGAAAGCTTCTAAACAAAAAGAAAAAGAAGTTGAAGAGGAAGAGGAAGACGAAGACGAAGAAGATGACTCTGATGATGACAATGAAGAAGGAGATGTATAGGTTACTTCTTTCTTCAAAGCATTAGCTGAAAAGATGAACTGGGAAATTGATGATGAAGACGAAGTTCCTCAAACAGCAGAAGAGTTAATTGAGTACTTCCAAGAAGTAATTGAAGAAGCATCTGTACCTACTTATGCTAATGAAGAAGTAGCTAAGTTAGACGAGTTTGTAAGGAATGGTGGAGATATTCGTGATTACTTATCTATTGATGCTCCTCTAGATTTGGATGACATTGACATTGAAGATGATGAAGTAAATCAGAAAGCTGTACTTAAAGAATTCCTTAAAGAGAAAGGATTCAATAGTAAACAGATTGAGAAGAAACTGACTAAATATGATGAAGCTGGTATTCTTTCAGATGAAGCTGAAGATGCTTTAGAGGCTCTTAAAGGCATTAGAGAAGAAAAGAAACAACAGCTATTGGAGGATCAGAAAAAGCAGGCAGAGACTGCTAGAAAGAACCAACAGGCATTTTTTGACAACGTTGTCAAGGAAATAAAAGGCCTAGATAATATACGTGGTATTGCTATTCCTGCAAAGGATAAACATGTTCTGCTGGAATACATATTTAGACCTGAAGCTGATGGCAAAACTAGATACCAAAAGGATTATGCTAAGAGTATCAAGAACTTGATTGAGTCAGCTTATTTTACTATGAAGGGTGATACATTGCTAGACATAGCTAAAAAAGAAGGTAAAAAGAAAGCTATAGACAGTTTCAAGAACTCATTGAAGAATAATAGTGGTATCAATAAGAAATCACAGAAACAAGTAAAATCATCAGAAGATGATACTTCATTATGGTCATCCTTTACACGCAAACTTCGTGTATAATGATATTAATAAATAAATAAAAATTACTAGTATTTTATGGATAATAATATTCTTAATAATTTAGTACTATACAAAGGCAAAAGATTTTCTGATCTGATTGACACAAATAAGATCTCTTATGCTTCACAGCAAAGTCCTTATCAGGTATCTACTATATTGTCTTATGTATTTGGTACAAAAGACAATGGTTATAGTACTTCTTTAGATATGCTTACCGGTGGTCTTGGAAACGTAATGACTATCGACAAAGCATCTTGGGAATGGCCTGTAATGATTGATGCAGATAGAGCTGTAACAATTAGAGATGCAAAATGGCAGGGAGAAGCTATTAGTGCTACTTCAACAGCTGGTTTAGGTAATACGCCTATTATGTTGTGGTTAGAAGAGAACATGTTTGCTTCTGGTGCTATTCTTGAATTTGATAACAAAGAATTCCAGGTACGTGTTTCTGGAGCTCCTTATCAGGATGGTAACCTGTGGGTTTATACTTGCTTTGTAGCAGACGGTAAACCTTCTTCTTATATTCCTTCTGATCTGTTAACAGCTGGTTGTCAAGTATCTCGTCTTGCTTCTGCTTACGAAGAGTACTCAGAAGAAGGTGATATCCTGAACTACAGCACTCACTTCAAGATGCGTAACTACCTGACTACTGTTCGTATCAACTACGATATCACAGGTTCTGCTTATTCAGATGTAATGGCGATTGCTCTGAGAGATCCTGCAACAGGCAAAACATCTTATTTGTGGGCTGACTATCAGGAATGGCTTGCACTTCGTGAATGGTATAAGAGAACTGAAAGAATGTTGGTTTACATGAAGTGTAATGTAAACAAAGATGGTTCTTGTAACTTAAAGGGTTCTAACGGTCGTCCGGTATTTATTGGTGCTGGTCTGCTCGAACAGATTGCTCCGTCTAACAGACGTTACTATACTCGTCTTTCTGCTGAACTGTTGGAAGATTTCTTAGCTGACCTGTCTTATAACTGTCTTGGTACTAACGAACGTAAGTTTGTTGCTTTGACTGGTGAAATGGGTATGCGTGAATTCGACCGTGTATTGAAAGAAAAAGCAACAAATATGAACTTGATCGACACAGTATTTGTAACAGGTTCTGGTGATAACTTGACTTTCGGTGGTCAGTTCAAGACTTATAAGATGACTAACGGTATCGAATTGACGCTGAAATACTTCCCGTTGTATGATGATACTACTTATAATCGTCAGTTACATCCTGTTACTCTGAAACCGCTGGAATCATATCGTATGACATTCCTTGATCTGGGTAGACGTGACGGTGAAGCTAACATCGTTAAGGTAGTTCGTAAAAATCGTGAATTCGTTACTTGGCATACTGGTGGTGCTGTTGTTCCGTCTGGATATGCTAAATCTAAAGATACTCTGAGATCTAATGGTAAGGACGGTTATACTGTATACATCCTGGGCGAAATGGGAATAATGTTGAGGGATCCGCGTGCGTGTGGGGAGCTCATCATGGAAGCACAATAAGTTAAACTTTTAAGCAACCTTATTATGAAAGCTGCGTTATATTAATATAAACTTGATTTATATTATGAACAGAAGTAACGAAGTATACAAAATAACTAATAAGGTAACTAATAAGATTTACATAGGGATAACTAACCAAGGTTCTGGTGCGAGATATCGCCATCATTGGTATGAATCTCGCATCGGGGAGCCTTCTCCAATTCATCGTTCTATGGCTAAGTATGGTGAAGATAATTTCACTTTAGAAATTATAGATTTTGCTGATACTTACGATGAATTAAAAGAAAAAGAAAAATACTGGATTAAACAATACAATTCTACAGATAAGTCTATTGGATACAATCTTACAGAAGGTGGAGATGGTACATTTGGAAGAAAACATTCTGAAGAGACTAAAGAGAAGATTAGACAAAAAGCTCTTGGTAGAAAAGTTTCCGAAGAGACTAAAAAGAAAATGTCGGAAGCAAAGCTTGGCAAGTGTTCAGATAAACAAAAAGAACATTTAAGAGCAATATCTTTGCAAACCAAGGCAATTCCAGTACTTCAATATTCTAAAAATGGTGAATTTATTGCAAGATATAATTCTGTAGCAGAAGCATCTAGTATTACAAAAGTACATCGTGATACTATAGAAAAGCAATTAAAAAAGCCATTAAAAAATACACAAGATTGGAGAGTGAAATTTATATGGAAATCTGAAGAAATTAAACAAGCAGCCTGAGGCTAGCAGGCTGCATTCTTTACTAACTTGATAATCTAATATTAAATATTATGGAAATAATCGTTAGAATTGTAAAACAAAACCCCTGGACAAATTTAACCAAATGGGACAAATGTTTTGATTATATAGGTTCATACTGGACTAGATCAGGAAACTTATACACAGGATTAACAGCTGAAGACGCTGAAAGATTAGAAAAAGAATTAAAGTACGAACCAGGTACATTGTCACCAAGTAGTTCTTTCTGGGAAACATATGCGGTCAAAGTAGGTAAGAAGGATACTATTTTGAGAACAGAAAAACCTGAAGATGAACTTAAATATCTGTTCCTGAAAGGACACAAAAGAGTTGCAGACGGTATTAATAAACAGAATGCAGCTACAGATTACTTGCTGATTAATGCTACTAGTGAAGCCGAAGAGACTAATAAGTTCCATAAAATTAAGCGTGAGGCTTATAGAGAACTTGATAAGATGTCTATTGAAGATATGCGTAAGTGTTTACGTCTGTATGGTATTAAATCAGATAACCTTTCTAATGAACTTGTTGAAGCTAAGATGAATGAACAGATTGAATTGTCTCCGAATAAGTTTATGCTGA